GACGTGGCAAGGTGTACTGGTACGCCCTAACTATTGAGGGTTCAGGGACCCATTCAGACAAGTCTGAATGATCGTCCTTCCACTCAACAGGAGCCAGGCAAAGCCCCAAGCGTTTCAGCTTGATGGCTTCCTCAGTTAAGTCGGATAAATCCGACCGCTGATAGGATGCTACACGTAGCATCTCCGCCCAACCCGGAACTGCGGTGTCTTTGAGGACACGGCTAGTGACGACCCACCCTTTAGCTTGAGGCACACAGAGACAATTCCTTGTCCCAGTGGCACTCGGACTCATACGAGTCCGAATACGCCTCGCGCGATTGGAGTGAATCGCCATTTTCCGGCAATCAACCAGAGCGACTACTTGTGAACCAGGATGGTCCGCATACGGAGTTCTCCGTACGCGCTGAATTAAATCAGCTACATAGTCGCATGTGTTGAAAAGACCACGAACATTAAGCGCGTTGTGAAACGCAACCCATGACACGTAATCTGTACCAACAAATGACGAACACCATGTGGTCCTCAGTTTGAGGGGGGTAACATCAACGCCTTTGAAGGCGTCGACCCCGCACGACTCCCTAAAGGAGCGGCCCACACAACATTTGCGCTCGTTGAACAGAAGTCCAAAAAGCGGTAGTGTTTGCCTGATTGTCTCTTGGTCTTTGAGACAGCAGATGATGTCATCACCGTATACAAAGACGGTCTTCAATGCCTCGCGGCAGGAAGCTTTGTCTTTGCCATACGAGAGAGATGCGAGCGATAGCGCCCAGAAGATAAGCGACTCTGTTGGAAAACAGACCGCTGAGCCCATAGGGGCAAATTTCTTCAAAGGCAGTACCGTACCATCCGGAAGCTGAGTGGCCTTGGTCCGACACGCATAAAGCGCACAAAACCAAGGTTCGGGGAATAACTCTCTCACGAGAGCTAAACTAACCCGATCACTAGCCTCCTTCATATCGAGCGTAGCCCATTCGCTATTCAGCGAACCAGCAATTGACAGGCGCTGATTTACGGTTTGATCCGTAAAATTAACCCGTCCGGCAGTGAGACGATGGGATTCAATGGTTTTTACCATGACATTCATCATCCCCTGTTGTATCCACTGGTACTCCAGTGGCTCGCACGAAATCAACCGCGGACCTCTTGAGTCTTTGGGAACCAGTACCACTTTTGCGGTACCGGACCTTAGAACTTCGAAGGCCTGCAACTGATCGAGGTCGTCGCACACATGCGTGAGGTTATAAAAGAACCATTCATCATACGGAAAGACAACGGATAAATCCGTGTAAAACCGCTTGAAGAGTGGCTTCTCATTAGCTCGTTCACCTGTGGCAACAGAACCAGGACCGTGTTTCGGCAAGAAATGCCGAGATGTCAGAGGATCGACACAACCGAGGACCCTTCGTATGAAGGATCGGGCGCGTCGTAGGATCCACTGACCACGATAGTCCAAACCAGAAAAATCATCTGGGAGGGAAGAGTCAGTTGCAACAAACAGATTGATGACTTCATCGTTCTGTTCAGCGGTTGACGGTAGCTCTAACTTGTAAAACAAGTAAGTGAGCTGTCGCAAACCCCTTAATGCCTGGCAGGACGCATCACTGCGTTCTGCTCCCTCAGAGTCGAATACTAACTTGAAGAGATCGCCCAAAAAGAGCGGTAACTTCGATCCCGGGCCCAATTTAAAGCCTGAGATCTCGAGGTTAGTATCAGTAGATAGAGCCAAGTCAACGGCCCTACCTAGGGAAGGAAGCGTCCTTGTTAGGAACGCCACCCCTTCATGCTGGCAACGGAGTTCGATTTCTCGAATGTCCCGCGCTAGCTCGACGTCTGATTGATAGCAGACACTGGCCACATCACGGAGAGTGGCACTTAGAATCCCTACATAGGCGGCTAAAGATTCATCACCACGGAAAGTGGTGGTATCTCTTCGCAAGAACCTAGTCGGGCGGCTTTTAATGATTCCCATATATATGGTGGTCTTCCAAGCTATCTTTGTGTTACTTACCGTGATGATCCAATCGATCAACACTACAGACAGCAATCACCACACCCCCCAGTGAACCTCATTGTCGGAGCCCAGATGGGACGCTTTGAGATTAGGGGGCATGTGGCCGGAGGTTATTAAGCCTCCTGATTGATTATCTTGTCCAGATTGCCAGAGACGGTCAAAAGATCCGTCAACTGACCAATCATGGTCTTGATATGAGCCACCGTAATGAACCCACCCGATTGAATCGGGCGGTCCATAACGATGTAGGCTGAAAGCGAAGGGACGACATTGCCTGTCACGGCAACATCGGTATCCCGACGCTCGAAGTCCATTCGTATCAGACTGCGACACCGCTGCTTAAATCCAGTCCCAGACAACGCATGACTTACTGTCAGCGTGTTAGGGGTGGTGTTTGCAGTGGCTGCAATTCTGCGGACGATCTTCTGTCCTGAAGGCCCAGTTACCTGGGCGAAGACGAGACTCCCAAGGGAGCCCGGTAGTGTAACGCTCGCACGATTATCGACGAGCGTTTGATCTGCGGTAAGCATGACGTAATAGCTTTCTAGTTGTTATTGTTATCTTGGCTAGTGTGAGAACCAGAGACCCATGTGATAAGCCCATTCCGCAAAGCGGGTGGCACACAGATCAATATAAGTCCTCACGTGGAGGCAATTCGTTAACGATTCGTTCCTAAATTAGGGAGACGAGACCGATCACGATACCTATTTGCTGTACCCAATGCAGTCCGAGAGAGAAGGAGACTACCCGCAAGGGCGGCCTCTCTCAATCTTGGTGCACGGGTCGTAACCGAGTGGATATTGTGGGTTTTAACCACAACTCGGTCGTAGGATGTACGCGTACCCTTGAAGACCCTTACAGGCCAAATCTTCGTCTCTTTCGAGTACGGAGGACTTGGCAAGTTTGGCTCAGCAGTGTGCGCGCACATTAATTCAGCTTCTTTATGCCACTCATATGAGTGACAAAAGTCGTGAATTATCGTATTAATTGGGTAGTTATCTCGAGCAAAAGAGCTCAAGAAGCCCGACACATCGACTAGCCAGTCGACAGTAAATGAGAAAGGTATGGCGTTCCAAACGATAGATGGGTCCAAACGGACACCTAAAGTATCGAGGTAGGCATATACTTTCTCCAGTCGGTCACCCAACAACGGGAGCGAATAAGAATATCGCAGCGTTGCATGGTACGTAGGACGGAGGATCCAACGAGCTCGAGTCGAAAGTTCGACAGGCTTGCGGACACCCCCCGGATCCGTATTCGTATCTGAGTACTCACCACTTGGCCAAGCTATGCTTGGGTGGGTGGCGTATACCCAGTCTCGGGTAGGATATACTCCGGAAGACTCCGGAATAACGCGCTTGTAATGGCGCTGCAGTCTCCTACCTACATTCCTCTTAAGTTGTTCCAAACGGAACGACAAGTCGAGGAGTTCATCATGCATCCTGACAAGGTCCCCTACAAAGGGAACGATGCCAAAACTAGCATTCAAATGCGCACCCACTAAACGCGTGGTTAGCTCTTTTATAAAAGCATCGCGTGTTCGTGGGTCCTGCAGGGCTTTCAGCGGCAAGTGCCGCCGAGTGAGCCTATGAATGCTGGACATAGGGTTCATGTGCTTGAGGTCTTTTAACTCAAGAATGAAGTTCACTAAAGAAGTGCCTTCATTGAGCCTGGGTAGCATAAACGCTAATGCCTGATCGGCATAAGCGCTCATATCTATCACAGGAGCCGCACGAACCGCCAGTGAGTTGCTGATATGCGCCGTGGTGAGAAGCCTTGGGTATGAGCTAGTAGCCCATGTAATCCAATGCCTCGCCTCGCGATAATCGGCAGCAAACTCATTGGCCTCAAACTGGTGGCTGCAGTTCCGGAAGGAACCATCGCTACCGAGTTCATCCATCATCGTTTCAGACCAGGTCTTATACGAATTAGGAAGTGTCCAATAGTAAGGAGGAACCCCTTGAAATGGGTAAACAGTTTGCGTCACCTGGTAAGGTGTCACATTCTTGTTCCAAGCAAGGGCTCCTACACTAATTGAAGGACATGTGGGTCCAGATCTTGATCGAGTTCTCATATTAATCAGACTGCTCCGGGGACATCCC